TGATGTAAGTGTAGTGGTTGTAGTTGTAGCACCTGCAGTTGTTATTGGTGCTAGTTGAAACATACCTATAACTCTTGAAACATCAGTAACAGAGCCATTATCAGTATTAAAAATTAATTCATCTGCTGTACATGAAGTCACATCTTTACCAGTCCTTGAAACATACAATCCAAAACCTGCTGAAGCAGAACTATGTCCATGATTGGTATTTACATTTTTTCCTAAAATTAATCTATTAGCCATAATAAGTTGAGTTCATATATCCGTAAGCTAGAGGTATTCTTAAAACAAAAAAAGAACAATTACCACACTGTACAAGGTTTTCGTCATTATCTTCTAATATGTTATAACTTCGCCCTCTACCAACAGGTCCACCTGCTGTAAAAACTGAAGCATTGTTCCTTCCAACTGAATTACCTGTACCAGTAGGAGAACTTGATGCACCACTTGCAGGAAACATATGAGTAGCAGTTGTTTCCCATATACTAAAAGTGCTTACTTGTTCAAAGCTGTCATAATCTTCTTCATCACCATCTTGTTGAGCTGTACCTGTATTTTCTTCTGCTAAAGTTATCAAAGGTATATAACCTAGTCCTGCTTTTGTAGAACCTGTACCTGTTAAATAATTGATACCATTAGAGTCAATAATACCAACAGCATAAGTTGCAGCATTTATACCTACTGAGCTTTCAAGAGAATCACTTGCAGGATATGAAATTACCATATCACCATTACTGTAATTTTTTTCTAAATTAAGAAAATGTTGTGAATTTGATGTTCTTCTAAATGCTTGTACACCTGTTATTGAAGCACTATTAATATCATTTTTAATATCATTAGCAGTAGTAACTAAGTTTCCAAACAAATTAGTCACACTTGTAAGAGTAACTGTAGTTCCATCAATTATTATTTTTTTTCCTCTAAGGTCAGTTCCATTTATAGTTTCATCAATAGCAACTGTACCAACTATTTGAGGGTCTGAATCAGAATTATTGCCAACAAAGTCTAAGCCATTAGCACCTGCATATATTTGACCTGTTCTTGCTTTTGTTGAATCAAACAGCAAGTCCTTATCTGTAGCTGTCAAAACATTGACACTTGGCTTTGATACCTTCAAGCCATATACGCCACTTCCAAGATTTCCAAGCTGTACTCTATTTGCCATAATTAATCTGTAATAAGGATTCTTCCATTTCCACCATCAATTGTTATGTTTCCGACAACTATCTTGTCATCAGAATTACTGCCTAGCGTCATTGTAGCACCTACACTCATATTTCCTGTAATGTTTCCATTTGTATCTATAGTGCTTCCATTGTTAGTTGAACCTGTAGCTACACCATCTAACTTACCTGACCTTGTAGAATCTAAAGATGCTAAGTCACTAAGACCTACATTGGCTTTTCCTAGTGTTTGATTTCCACTACCTGCATTGTTTAAACCAAGTGTAGTACCAGTTAAACTCAATGTGATTTGGTCATTTTTTAAAATGTTAGGAGCGTTGCTACCATCAGACTTAACCTGTGCATCATTCGTGACATTACTTAAACCTACATCAGTTGCTGTAGTATTTTCATTTTTTATTGAAGCAGGAGCGTTAGTTAAATCAGTTTTTACAGCTCCAAGACCTGTAGCACTTACAGTTCCACCACCTGCATTTGATAAAACTCCTGCACTGCTAATAGAAATTTGATTGTTTTTTAAAGCGTTGGGTGCGTTGCTACCATCAGTTTTTATTTGTGCGTCATTAGTAACATTACCAAGACCAACATCAGAATTGTCAAAAGATACATTCCCACTACCTGCATTACTAAGAGATAAATTACCACTTCCATCTTTAGCAAGTGTGACTTGGTCATTTTTGAGAATGTTAGGTGCATTACTACCATCTGTTTTAATTTGTGCGTCATTTGTGACATTCCCCAAACCGACATCAGAGTTGTCAAAGGATACATTACCACTACCTGCATTATCTAAGGAAAGATTACCTGAGCCATCTTTTGACAAAGTGACTTGGTCATTTTTTAAACTGTTAGGCGCATTACTCGCGTCAGTTTTGACTGCACCTACGCCTACTGCTGTAACCTGTCCTCCACCTGCCCCTGTCAAACTACCATCAGAACCTATAGATATTTGTGCATTCTTTAAAGCATTCTTAGCTTTAAAATTACCACTATCAACCTCAAAATCATCTGATAAAAATGAGAAGTTAGACAAGTCATTTTTTACCTGCGCATGGTTAGTCACATTTGACAATCCAATATCAGAGTTGTCTAGCGTTACATCAGTATTAGAGCCAGTATTAGTAAGCCTTACAGCACCCCCACTTTTTGATATTGATATTTGGTCATTCTTCAAGAGGTTAGGGGCGTTACTACCATCATCTTTTATTTGAGTATCATTAGTAACATTATTTAAACCAATATCACCTTTGTCATAAACAGAGTAAGAAGCACTTACTGAACTTGTAAATGAAGAATGAACTCCTGTATGTGATATTGCTCTTAGCCAAAAGAAATAAGTTGTACCTGCTACAAGTCCGTCCATTGCGCCTTGGAACATTATAGATTTGGCATTTGGTTCACCCATCATTGTATGAACTAAATTAGTATCATTTGTTGGAGTAGAGTTGCTTGTCTTTCTATATATTTTGACTGCTCTTAGATTTGTATTGTTTGGATTTGTCCATTCAAGAATAATACCTACTCTATGACCTGTTGCAGTAAATGAACTTGGCGTACCCATTGAGTTAGGGTCAGCAATAGCTAGATTGACAGCACTTGTATAATCTGAAAAAACATTATTTACTGAGAAATGTCTTACTTTGACATTATAAGTTTTGCCTACGACTACATTTGGAATTAAGGCTTTAGTTTCTCCTTTACCAATAGTGAAATGTCCTTCATAAGCTGCGTCAGTAGATAGCTTATATGCGACTTCAGTTCCCATAACTAAGTCATCAGAATTATTAACCCATGTTGCTTCTATATCACATTTGAGATTAGGGCCATCAAGCTCACTTCTTTGAGCTAAGGAAAGACTGCTAGGAGCTGTAACTGAATAATCTCCAGTTTCTCCACCATCACCTTCTTCTTCAGGAGTCGTATAATCAGCTTCAACAAAATTGTAAACACTATTATCTATTTCTTTTAGTTCTAATCTATTGGCTAAAACATCTGCACCATCAGACTGCATTATTTCAAGTCTTGTTGATAACACTTCAAACTGTTTATTGACATAACCTGTTCTTGAATTATTTACATAAACTCTGTCAAAAGGCTGCACCTGCAGATACGCGATATTTACTAGAGCAGATATAGTTGTTTGTTGTCTTGCATATAGTAATTGTATTTTTTGCAATCTTTGCGCCATTGCGCTTGTTACTGTAAAAGGTAATTGAGTTTCTAAGTTTTTAATATAGTTCGCAGTACTTTCACCATTTGGAGTATCTGCATTTAGCAAAGTTGTATCCGTATAAGTTGGCGTATGTTCACTTGTATAATCAACCTGCGAATTTACATAGACTGCTTTTACAGTATTGTAGTTTTCACCACCCCCTGCATTTGTTGTAATTTTCATTGGTGCTAAAAAGTTTTCATCATTGATGGTCATTTCAGGCGTGACATTCGCACCTGCAAACATAATAAATTTACCATTAATATATGAAAGTTTACCTGCGCATGAGCTAAGCAACCCTTGTATAACTGAGCTTCCGTCTGCTGCCATATTAGTAAACCCATTACATGTAAACCCATCTTCTGTAAATGTAATGGTTACACCACTAGCAATAGTTACGGCAGTATCTAGTGTCAAAGTATTGACATTTCTTCTTGCTACTCTAACTGTGCCACTAATACCTGTTCCTGTAACCTTGCAGTTTCTTGGTATAAGAGCAGGTGAAGATGATGTAATAGTGACAGTAGTTGAATTATTGACAGCACTTGCGACTGTAGCTGTAGATATAGTTGCGCCAGTTTCACAAGAATTAGCAGCAGAAGCAAAGCCACCTAAATTTGTAGTGTCATTTATTTCATTACTTGTGGCTCGTAGTCCATATCTTGTATTTACTAAATAATCTCTTACACATAAAGCAGGATTATCTGACCAGTAGGTAGTATCTGTTCTTGGGTCATATACTTTTTTGCCTTTAATAACAAAGAAGAATTGTGGTACACCACCACCAAATTTTTCTGAATCAAAAACACACTCTACAAATACATAAGCAACTTCTTTGAACTTTGCACCTGAACCTAAAGCGCTATTTGATGTAATTGTTGAATCAGCAGCAGTTTGTGAGCCATCTTTAAATTTATATCTAAGCAGTCTTCCACTTGTAAAAGCATTATCATTATCTGTATTTGTAAACTTTGAGTTTGTGGCTACATCAAAACCACCACTTGATGTCGTTGTCAGTTTTTCACCATTGACATGTACTTCTTCTAAACTTTCTACTTCATGTCCTGCAAGGGCAATAACCATTCTTAGTTTGTGATTGTCTACACCTGCTGTTTCCATGTGGACAATTGTTCCACCAAGTCTTGCCATACCATAAATAATTGGTCTTGCAGCAGTTGGCGCTCTACCTGCAACTTTAGTTCCAAAGTTTTCTAAACTTGCGTCTATATCTTTTGTAAAAAGACCTGAAACTAGCGTCATTCCTGCAGACAAGGCAGCCAATGTGAGTGCAGCACCTTCTACAGCTATTGCTGTACCTGCTGCAAACGGCATAGCAGCCACAGCAGCCACGACAATAAATGTGACTACAAACGCTTTGATTGCTCCTTTGATTGCGTCAGCCATCTGCTCTCCATGCGCCTAATATTTTTACGCTTGTTGGGTCTTTAGTAATTAAACCTTCTTTACTATTAGGTCCTAAAATTTTAAATCCATCATAGATACCTGCAAGTTCGGTTTCTTCTTTATAAACCAATATATCTCCCTTTTGTATGAAGTTTATATTTACCCTGTGAACGCCACTCACAAGGCTTACAGCGTGGTCTATGGCAGCAGCTAACCCTTTACCCCTTCCGTAGTTTTCTATGGCTAGAAGCGCTTGTTTTTTAGTTTTCCAATTCCATGAATTAGGCAATAAATTTTTGCCAGTTATAGACTTGAAACAAGAGTTAGTAAATTTTATGCAGTCCCATTGTCCCCATTTAAACTTTTTGTCTTTGTTGGCTTCTATAAACTCATGGAAATAAACTGACCAATCTTGGCGTTTTGCAATATTCATTATCTTCTTACCATGTGTCTGTTCATTCCACCTGAACTACCACCACCTGTACTACCACCACCTGTTGAAGATGCCTTACCCCAAACAATTTCTTTGTCTTGCAAACTTGCAACTAAATTAAATGATGTGTCAGTTGAATCTATATATTTTTGACTTTCTTTTGTAAATCGTAGATTACTTGGTCTTTCTAAATCTATTAATCTATTTTCTGCTTCTAATTGTATTGTGCTACCTTGTGGATTATCAAAGATAGACATTTTTTGCATACGCCCTTTGAATAAAACAAGAGTACCCATTACTTCTCTAGTACCACCCATCAGGTAGCCCATAAAGACTGTAATGTTTCTATTTTGATAACTTTCTGAAAGAGCAAGATTTAAAACTGTTTCATTCATACCTGCTAGAGAGATTGTAATATTTGTAGACTTTAACTCCATAGTGTCATCAATATTACTTATGTTGAGTAGACTACCTGCACCTTCGTATGTAGAACCTCCAAAAGTGATTGTATCTTCGCCAGTCCAAAAATGTATTGTTTCTGTATCAAACTCAGCTTTGATTGCTACAAATATCTGTTGATTGTCTTGCTCTAGTGCGTCAGTAATTGCTGAATCAATACCACCTCTATTTGACATTACACTACCTCTACGACACTAAATGCGATTCCATAGTTAGATATATTGTCAGCATCCCATTCTACATCTGAATTTGAAAGTCTAAATAATCCTTTTGCAGGATTGATATAGACTCTATCAGTTGCAGCAACAAAATCTTTTCGCAATTTTGGCTCTATTTTTACAGAATATTGATTAAGTGCTGAACCTCCATTATTTGTTTCTGTGGCATTAGATACAGCCATGACATATTGAATTGGGGTATAGCTTGAAGGATTATTAGAGGTTGAATTTGATATGCCTATATAGTCTCCTTGTAGGATAGTTCCTGCGTTTGCGTTTGCAATAGCTTTTAGGCTTAATCCTGTAGCTCCCTTTATGTTTTGTTGTATTTTACAACCACTTTTATTGCTTTCATCTTCAAGCGATTCAGCAGCATTAGGGGAGACTGTGACTGTATATGCGTTTGCTTTTGTTAAAACCTTATGAGTTCCATTATTAACTACCTTTGTAGAACCAGTAACTACAATAAAATCACCTACATTTACATTTGTAAAATATGTAGTATTACTAGCACCTGCTATCGTATTTGTTGAAGCTGTAAAACTTAGTGTCGCACTTGTTTCGTTTACTCGTCTCTCACCTTGTAAATGAGTTCCTGTAAAAGTACCTTGTTGTATTAATGCGTCAGGGTCTGCAAACTTAAAATTATTTACTGGACCATTGCATTGCATTAAAAAGGATTGCCATTGACGAGCAACATGTCTACGCATAGGTGGCAAAGAGACAGTACCAGTCCAAAAGACACCATCATATTCTTGGGTTCGCACTTTACCTGTATATGGACTTACAACACTACCAGTCATTCTATTTAATTTAAAACTAGACTTTACAAAGTTTGGGCTTGTTGGCATATCTATTATCTTCATTATCTACCCCCAAGTATCCTTCCAAAGTTACCACCTCTAGCAGCTTCTTCAGCTACGGCTGCCTTTGTTACATCTGCAATTTGTGGCAACATTTTAGTTACTTCATGTCTTACAGTTGGAACTATACCAGTAGAGAAACTTATATTTTGATTTACGACAATAGGTGTACCACCAGTCATATTTTTAGAATCCATGTGATTTTTAATTACTCCTGTACCATCAGGTATAAATAATTCAGCACCTCTCTCTCCAACCATATATGGTTTTCCACTTTGAACTCTACCACCACTTGCTGCAAATCCCATACCACCACCACCACCTGAGTTAGTAGTAGTTCCAGTACCAAGACTAAATGCACTAAGAGCAGCGTCAACTATTGGTCGTATAACTAATAATCTAAGGAACTCAGATATAATGCTTTGAACTATATTTTGTGCAAAGTTTCTAAATGACTCCAATGCGTCTTCACCAGTAAGTAAAGCATTTGTAAAATCTTCTGCAAAACTGTCAGCTATTCCTTCTATCTCAGAACCTATTTTTGCCATTGCTTGACCAGTAGGACCTAGACTTTCTAAGAACTCTCTATATAAGGCATTCGCTTGTTCTAGTGATATATTTCCATCTGCCATAGCAGCTCTTAAAAACTCCAAGACTTCTTCCATGTTTCCAAAATCACCATGTAAGTCTTCTAATACATCTTTCATTTCCGTTAGTGAGTCTTTTAACTTTGTAATATGTGGCAAGGCGTCTTCAGCAGCAGCAAAACCAAACTTAGCCAATAAGTCAGGCATTTCTCTTAGTTTCTCTAATATCTCGTCTTCCGTCATACCTTTTAATTCATCTGTAAATACTTTTGCTCCTTCTGTAGCTTCTTCAAGAGTGTCAAAGAATAGTTGGTCAAGACCACTAAGATTTTCAAATGGGTCAGGTATATCTTCTGCTTCATTTTTGTATGCTGTCAAAGCAGTCCTTGCTTGTTCCATTGTAAAGCCCAAGAAGAATCCTTGTGCCTGAGCAGTTTTGAAAAATGCTTCAAATTTAATGTCATCATTGAGTAGTTTTTTAATACCATCAAGTTCACTACCTAATGAATCTCTTAGTATTTTTTGTACACCACCCATAAGAGAAGATACTTGTGGTATATCAAGAATCTGCATAAACGACTCTCTAAGAGTTTTTTCGTCCATTTTAAATAAATCATGGAATATAGCGTCTAAATTACCTACAAGCATAGCTCCTGCTTGTTTTTGGAAATCTGCCATATTTTCAAAGAGTTTTCCTTCTCCAAAGACATCGTCCATTGTTAGGCTCATGTCTTCTGCAAGTTTCTTTAACTCTGCATCAAAATCAGGTCCTCTTTCAGAACTAAATAATAACTGCATAAGATTAGACTTTTGACCTGAAGCAGTATTTTTCGGAAATTGTATTTGTTGAAATGATTTGAAAACATCTCGTTTGATTTTTGTCATGAATTTGTCTAAATCACCACCACCAAAAAGTAGAACCTCATTAAGATTCATAGCCCCTGGCTTTAGACCATTTAATACTTGTATTAATTTTCTCGTTGCATCACTTACCTTGTCTATGTGCTTAGCATTCATAGGCATAGCGTCTAATATCTCTTGATTCAATTTATCCATTTCGTCAGTAGCGTCTTCAGTTACACCTACTGTCTCGTCCATTTTATTTTTTAACATGACAAAACTTGCTGTAGCTGCTGTTACGCCTACTGCTACTTTTGCTATACCTACAGGTCCTAATGTTACAGATTGGAACATGACTGAAGACATAGTCGCTAAATCAATAGCAGCCTTCATCTTTCTTATAGTATTTATTACTGCTACAACACCTGCGACTGCTCCTGCTGCTGCCATACCTGCTAAAGCTGATACAAGTAAAGCCAAGTTGTCTATGACTAACATGATGATATTGCCTAGTATTGTAAATACACCACCAAGAACTTTACCTATAGCGTTTGCTAAAGGTCTGCTATCGTCTAAAACTTTTTTAAATTGTTTGGCTAACTGTGTGAGTGCGTCTTTTAGACCACCTTCACCAATGGCTACAAAGAACTCACTTACGCTGTCCATAAGGTTAGAGATAGCACCAGTAAGAGTATTAGCCCTTTCACTAATAGCAGTTGGAAATTCCTCACGACCTATGCTTCTAAGGAACTGTATAACCTCATCACCACTTCTTCCTATTTCAGTAGTAATTCCGTTAAATGTGGCACGAATTTTATCGCCATCAATACGAGCAATAATACCAAACTGCTTTAACATTTCCATTTCACCAGTAGTCGCGTTAAAAGCTGCCTGTGATAATTGCGTAATACTACGCCCCATACCTGCTGCTAAATTACCAAAGT